GTTATATTTAAGTAACTTATTCCTATATTGACATTATCGTTGGTACTAACAGTTGCTTTTAAAACATCAGAAGATTCTAATATTAAAGGCATTGTTAAAATTTCAACTGATGAGTCTGCTGTAAGTGATTGTGTGTTTAATATTGTAGCTTCAACACTATTAGAACTATCTAATACATTAAAAGATATTGTTGGTGTGTTGCCTGTATTATTTGTAACTCTTATAGATTTAATTATAATTGTATCTTTAGCAGCAGCAGTCAAAATAGATGTTTTTGTCTGTGTTGATAAATTGACACCTAAAAATTTATATGAGTTAGCCATAATTATCTTGCAGTTGCTGGTACACCAGTTGATGTTACAAATGGATTTTCAGCGAAAGCCATGTAGATGTATGAACTACCATTACCATTTGTATTTGATTGTGTATTTCTCATTTTGAAACCATTAGAAAGTAAGTCTGTTATATTATTAGTTACTTCAGCATTACTTGTATTAGGTACTAATCTATCATCAGCTGCATTAAATGGACTTCTTGTATTATCAATCATAGTCCAATCTCTGGTATTTCCTGCTTCTTTTTGAATAATAAAAGCTGGTTTAAATCCTGTATAAACAAATGTTCCATCAGCATTTCCATTACCTGTGTATGAGCCAAATTTTGAGTAGCCTTGTTTATTTGCGAATGTATAACAAATATAATTTCTACCATTAATGTTTGTATCAAAAGTTCCAGATTTTAACGAAAAAACACTTGAAGTTGGATTAGTTTTTTTCCAGTTATTAGATGTATAATTTGCGGCAGTAGTATTTAATACGATATTTTTATCATTACCCATAGCAGAATGATACATATGCCAATTACCAGTAGCATTAAGTGATTTAACTAATATGACATTTGGAACAACTGATAACGAATGAAAAACTGTTGCATCAGAACCATTTCCTGTGTAAGTAAAAAAACTAAATCCAGCATCAGTATTTACACTTCCAGCCGAAGCTATGGTTGCACCATTTGAACCAGCACTATTGGTAAATGATGTTTCAGCTTTCCAGTTCCATGATACAAAATTTGCTGATCCTTCATTAGATTGATTATAACTTCCTAAACTAAAACCATCACTATTAAAGCCTGTTAAAGAATTTGATGTAGTATATTCAGTATCAGCTTCATTAGTTTGTAATCTTTTTGTTGCAGATCTAACTGTATCAAATAAACAATGCACTCTTGAGCTACTCCTACTTTTAATCCATACCCAATTTGGCGAAAAATCTAAACCAGTAACATTTAATGTTCCACCATTACCAGTATAAAGTTTTGTTTCAAAATAATCTGATGGTTTGTCTATATCTGTATAAGCCATTATAAATTTCCTTTAATTTCTTTGCATGAGTGTAACGAATGTAAAGCCATTATCCATACTCCGCTAGGTTCTTGGTACATAGTGCAAAATAACCACTAGGTACTGCATATTCAAAATTTCCAAATCCATCACCATCTGCATTACCTGATGAAACAGTATAAGTATTTGTTCCACCAAAATTTCCTTGAACTGTAGCTTTATTATTATCTTCTTTTACTGCAGTAATAAAACAATATTCATCTGCATTAATATTAACAGTTCCAACTAAAGAACCATTTAAATAAAATTTTAAAGTTTTTGTTCCACTATCTAAGTCTAATGCTAATCCCATTATATCTCCGACATCTGGTGTAGTTGATAAACTAGTTCCACTATTTGAGCCATTACGATTTATTTGTGAATTATTAACAGCACCAGCATAAATGTTTGTGCCTGAACTTTCGTAATAGGCTTCACTATCTGCATGTCTGAAATCTGTTATTGATGCTATACCAAAATTAGGAACTGATGATGAAGAGTTTCCTTCAACGGTTAATTTCATTTCACAAAACCATTTACCAGATGATACTGCAAACGTACTAAAAGCTGTATTTTGACTGGATGTTTCCCCTTCAACTGTTAAATTACCATCTATTAAATTATGATTTGAAAAAGTTGGTGGTATTAGACGATTCCATGTTGCAAAATTATTTGTGCAAGTATCAGTAGATTGATCTATTGCTGTAAGGTTATTAACTGTAAAGTTATTAGAACCAGCAGCATCATTACCTAAAGCTGAACTATCTTCAAAGTCTAAATAAAATCCATTTGTGCCAAAGGTTAAACCAGATACATCTATTGGTTTCCATATTCCACTATCTTCGTCAAATTCTCCAAATAATGTTGCAGCATAATCTGTTCCATCTATCCAAACTAACTCTGCCATATAACCATCATAATAATTACCTGAACCTCTTCTTGCTATATAGTCAGTTCCTGTTCCTGTATTTATTTGAAAACTTGAACTAGAGCCAATATTGGTTGAACTTGCAAAACTTGTTTCTCTAACGCCATTAATCCAAATCTGTTGTCTATCTCCAGCAGTTCCGTCTGTGCTATCTAAAATTACGACTATATTATACCAAGCAGAAGGATCTCTAAATACTCTATTGGTTTCTTTCTTCATGGCAACACTACCACTAGTTACAGTTTGAATTAAAAGTTTATCATTTTCAAACCAAACTTTAAAATAATTACTTGTATTAGTTTCTCTTGTGTAAATAACTTGTTCTGTTCCAGCTGCACTCATTTTTAACCAAACAGATAAATTTCCTTTAGTATTAGTACCAGCATTATTAGCTGATTGATCTCTGCTCATTGAAGCACTATCGCCATCATTAAACCTACATGAGTTGGCTACATTAAAACCACCAGATGCTGAAGCTGAGTTTGCTGGAATAATTAACATTAAATTTCCAATGTTGGAAGTTCAGCTAAAGTTCTTGATTGAACACCATCACTATCAGTAGTGTAAGTGTATAAAGTTTCTAATGCTGGAGTATCACTTGCGTTTGTAATTTGAGTTTCCATAGTAGCTTGTCTTGATCTAACTAAATCTCTATGAGTTGTAATAGCACTTGGTATAGCAGTAGATTTTTCTGCGTTTCTTGTAATGTACCAATCAGTATCATTTAGTATTCCAGCAGCTTGTTGTTTAACAGTTTGAATTAAATTATATTTTAATCCTCTAGTTTTAACATCTCCAGGTGAAGTACCTTCTTCTGCATCTCCATCATCAATTTCATCTTGTGACCATGTAGTGTCTGCATGAGCTTTAGCAAAAGCAGTTCCATAAGAAGCTGTAACTGTATCATTAGCAAAAGCAAAAGATTGATTAGTATTAATATACCATTGCTCATCTTTTTTATTACTGTCATCAAAGACTACTTCATAAATACCAATAGCTTCTTTTTCTTCTACAGACCATTTCATAAATATGTCTTTAGGATATTGTAAATCTCCTAGAGTAAAGCCTTTAGGATTGTTAAAGTATTTTGTGATTGTTCCGTCTGTTACTAATGCGTACATAATATTCCTATGATAATGTTAATGCTAAATTTCTACCAATCTCTAACCACTTTGCTCCATTATATCTAAAGGTAAACAAGTCGCCAAGATTAGCTGTTGCTGTTAATGTCGGTGCTGTGTCAAGAGCAAATTCATATGCTGCGTTCCAAGTTATAGTTCTGCTACCAGTTCCATCTTGAATAATAAGTAATGATATAAATTGACCACTTACTGGATTAGCTGGTAATCCCATAGTTCTACTAGCACCAAGTGTTACTTTAGCTATTGGTTGAGTTGCTGCGTTCCATGCAATAGTTGAAGCATCTGTTAAAGCTACTTCTGCAATGTAACCAGAAGTTAATCTAACTTGACCATTAGCATCTCCAGTAATCCAAGTTGTAGCTGTTGAACCATCATAACCACCAATAGTTAATTGTCTATTTCCAGTTGCACTAGCAACATCTGTTACAGAGCCAATAGTTACATTACCAGAGCCTGTTGTAATATTATCTCCAGCTGCATGACCCATCATAACATTCCAACTACCACTTGTAATATATCTTCCACTCTCTCTACCAACAGAAGTATTTTGACCACCATTAGTTGATGTTGTTAAAGCATCATGTCCAATTACTACATTGTTTCCACTTGCTACTAGATTTGCCATTGCTCTTTGTCCGATTGCAATATTTCTTACACCAGAAGTTAAATCTGTTAAAGTTTCTTGTCCAATCGCAATATTGTCTGAACCACTTGTAATTGTATTTAAAGCATTAGTACCAACAGCAAAATTATGTTCTGCTGAATTTAAAGTTCCAGTAGTTGTATGACCAAGAATTAAACTTCCAGTAAAATTAGTTCCAGCAACTTTTCCTGGTATTAATTCTCCAGTTACATTTGGTAAAGTTGATACTGCTGAACTAGCTACAGAGTGAGGTTGTGCTTTAAGTTGTTGACCATGTGTATTTTGTTCACAGTTAAGCTGAATAGTACCTGGATTAGTATTACCTCTAATAGTTACATGACCAGTACCTTTAGCTAATAAATCTAAATCAATATTATTTTCTCCAGTTGATGATAATCTTGGAGCATTATTAGTTGCAGCATTTGCTATTGTAAATTCATTTACTGCTGAACTTGTAGCAGTTAATAAAGCTAATTCGTTTCCTCCAGTATCTAAAATAGAAGTACCAATTTTAGGAGCAGTTAAAGTTTTGTTTGTAAATGTTTGTGTTCCAGCAAGTGTAGCAACAGTATTATCTATTGAAATTGTTCCAGAAGATGTAATTGTACCACCATTGATTCCTGTACCAGTTGCTATTGAAGTTACTGTTCCATTATTTTGTGGAGTAATTGCAGTATAAGTAATACTTGTTGATCCTAACGATCCATCACTATCTGTCGTACATAAAAATATTTTATTATCATTAACTGAACCTTGATTGACTACAATCATACCACCAGATAATTCTGCAATAGTATCATGTTCAGGATCTCTTGATGCTGCACCAGCACCAGAACCTACTGCAATATATAAACCATTTGCTGTAGCTGTTGATTGATTTTTAACTAAAACTCTATCTCCAGCAACTAATGTAACACCATCAATGGCATCACCAGCTTCTAAAGCATTTGATAAATTAACATTTCCTGTTGTTGCACATTCTGCAATAACTCTAGTTCTTAAACCAGCAACTGCTTGGTCAACATAAGATTTAGTTGCTGCATCTGAATTTGAAGATGGATTGCCTAATCCTGTTACAGATCCACCAGATATTGAAACATTGTTAGCTGCTTGTGTTGCAACAGAACCTAGTCCTAAAGAAGTTCTAGCAGTAGCACCATTTTCAGCTACCCAAGTTGATCCATTACCAACAATTAAATTACCATCTGTTTTTGCTAAGTTACCAATAGCTACTAAATTTGCATTAGATGCACCTTTTGCATCTATTTGTGTTTGTATAGCAGATGTTACACCATCTAAATAACCTACCTCAGTTGCAGTAACAGCACTAACAGATACATCTCCACTACCATCAGATACTAAAGCTCTTGCAGTAGTAAGGTTTTCCATTTTAGAAAAGTTTATTGCTGCCGAAGAATTTATATCTGCATTAACTATTGAGTCATCTACAATTTTAGATGAGTTAACTGAATTACTTGCAAGTTTAGCAAGAGTAATTTGTGAGTCTGCAATATGTTGCGTATCAATACTTGCGTCCACATAGTGTTCTGAATTTACTGAATCATCAGCTATTTTAGTTCCATTAACTGAGTCTGATGCTAATTTAGCAAGGGTAACATTTCCATCAGTAATTTTAATTGTTGTAATTGCATTTGATGCTAAGTCAGCAGCAACTATTGTACCATCAGCAATCTTAGCTGAGGTTACTGCATTGTTAGCAATATTAGTTGTACCAATAATTTCTGTTGGAATAGATGAATTAGTTTTTGATAAAGCACCAATATAAATTCTTAATGCGTTTGATGAAGAACCTAAGTTGCCACTATCAAAAGTAGCTGTAACTGTTTGTAATGTACCATTATTAGAGGTTGCAGCTATTGATCCATAAACAAGACTATTATCTGCTTTTAAAACTTTTAATCTTCTACCAACATGATAGATCGCACTAATATCTACACTACTTGCTATTGTAAATTGAGTTGTTGAAACCCAAGCAGAAGTATAAGCACCAGAGCCAACACCATATTCAAACCATTGAGAGTCATTTGCTAAATCTCTAGTATTTTTCATTAATGCTCTTAACGCATTGTTCAAATTACTAGGAAGCATACCCTCATTAGTATCAATTCCATTTAAAGAAATGTTACTTGCTTGTGTTGTCGAATAATCTTTTATATTGCTAGTCATAATTTTTTGCTCCTAATTCATAAACCAACTAAAAGCCTTATCGCTTTCAGCATTATTTTTGTTAATTAAAGTATTTACTGCTTCCTCAACTTGTCTTTGAAAAAACTCTTGTGTTTCAATTGAGTACCTAATGTTATCTATATCTATTTTATCTGACACTATCTCTCTCCACCTGGTACTGCTTTTAAATCTATTCCTTGTGCATTAGTCCAAATACTTTCTGCTGGAATTTTTACATTGGCTCTAATATATCTACCAGATTGTCTAACTGGATTTATACCACTTGCGTTCATTGAACTTGATGCTGATGATGTAACTGTATCTGCTAATTTATTTCTAGTTTTAATAATTACATTTGCACTAGCATCTACAATTGGTCTAATACTTGTTACATTTGCTCTTAAACCTGGAAACAATTCTGTTTCTTTAGTTTCAAGTTCAGCTTCTAAATTAGTTCCAGAAAAAATTGCTGCTTTAAAATTTTCATCAACTGCACCTAAATACAAATGTCCAGTTGTCCAATAAGCAGAATCTAGTGAAATATTAATTTCATCTAAGTTTTCACTTATAATATCCATAAGCTCAACTGTATCTGTTACAATAAATTGTTGAAAAATTTGTGATGCTTTAACTTTAGCAATTGACCATTTTTGAGTTACATAATTGTAGATCAAAAGTTTATCACAAATACCAGTAGTGTTTGGATTATCTTTACTTGGATATAACCAGATTGCTAAAGTATTAAATGGATCTACTGCTGCTGTAATTCTATCTGTAAATGCTTTGTTTAAATCTTGTTCAAAAAATCTATTTACTTTCTCAGCTCCTATCGGCAAAATTTGGTCGCCATTGATTTGAAAAAATCCGTCTGATGAGTAAAAGAAAACTTGTCTATTGTCTTGGCAAACTGTTTGTCCATAAACAGCACCTCTATTTGGTGACAATACTGAGAAACGAAATATTGTGTTTCCACCGACAAAATCCATTCTTAAAATTGAATCTTCCCTAAATACATAACCAACTTCACCAGAAGTAATCGCAACTATTTGACCACCTGAACCTGGCAAGTCTTGAGTATCTGATGAACTAACACCAGCTTCCCAAGTAGAAATATCATTAATCCCTGACCAAGCTAATCTGTTTTTTGCATTTTCAATATTTCCAGTTACTAAAAAATCTCTTATTACACCACTTACTCTAAACTTGGAGGGTACTGTTCCTGATCCTGATGCAGTTGCTAAAGTTTGTAAATCAACAAATCCTGTTGAAGTTCCCATTAAAAAATATTGAGGTGCATCTACACCATTTGATGCAACAGCAAAATTACCAAATTGAGTAAAAGTTATATAATCAGTAGCAGTTCCAGATAAAGGAGTACCACCAATAAAATTTGTTGTTGTTAATTTTGCAGTATCAGATGAAACATTAGTTAAATTTAATCTACCTACTGTTGCTCTGGTAACTGTAACAACTGCATCTGTAACTGTTGCTGTAAAATGAGTATTAGCATTGATGGCAACTCTTAAATTTGATGCAGTAGTATTATTATTTGTTTCTACTTTAAACTGAGTTCCTGATGCTGTGCCTACCGTTGATGTAAAGACAACAGTTGAGCCATCATTTTTTTTTAATGTAATAGTTTTACCAGCTCCAATATTTGCATAATCTGAAACTTTAATTGTGCATGATGCTTTTGCAGTATTTAAAAATAATCCACCAGCACCTTTGTCTACAAATGCTCCACCAGATAATTGATAAATTGTATCTGCTGTTCCTACAAAAGTAAAAACTGTGTTTTCGTTATTTCTAAAACTTCTTGCTCCTTTAGCATTTTGTAAAACATTTGATGTACCACTATAAGGTACTAAACCTTTTACTGGTTTATAACTTGATTGTGCATGATAAACATTTGTAGCAACAGTTGCTCCAGGATTTAAATGATCTGGTTGATCTGGTAGCCATTCGCCAAAAGGTAGTTGCATTATTTTTTTTTCCTGTTGTTAAGAAATTGAAACAAATGGAGAAGCTACTGATGTTGTAGTTCTTACTTGTAAAGGACTTCCATTGTATTCATCTTCTCTATCGTTTAACTCAAGTCGTTCC